AATTGGATATACCAGTAGAATCTTCCAACCAGACCAAAGCGGCTATAAAAACATTAATAGATTTTGCAGTAACCAATTCAACAATGAATCCAGCTCTTATGAAAGATAAAATTAAACAAATGAAGAAAAATTTATATGGCGAAGAAGAAAACAAATAAAATTCCTAAAATAAAGGGATCTCGCAGAAAAAAAGATCCTGTCATAACAGATCAAAAAGCTTTTGATGCTAAATGTGACCAACCGGTTACTTATGCAAAAGGAACAAAATGGAATCAAAACCCTGAACTTATCTATAGGTACATGCCTTGTAATTCTTGCGCAACCCTGGTTAGTGTTGGCCATGATGTTGTAAGTTCTACATGTTCGATATGCGTTCAGGAAATGGTAGATCCTCCAGAGCTATCTACCCAAAGAATATCAACAGGAAGACCTCAGGGATGGCATTTCATGGCTGAATATGTAGATAAGGATGGTAATGTATTCCATCGTGGTATTGAGCAACCCGATTTGAAAGGTACTATCGACCCAACTAAGATTGAACCAAAAAAGAGACTCCGTAAAAAGGATAAGGAGAGAGCCAGAAGTCATGCTTCGGCTAAGCTCCACAAACTAAAAAAGAAGTTGCAGAAAGCTAGGTTCAAAAAAGATCAGAAGCCTATAGTCCAAGAAATAAAAAAATTACAAAGAATTGCCTTAGGTAAGTTTCCAAAGAAATTTGTCTTCGAAGATTTTATGTCAAAATAACCTCCGATTTATTTTTTTATTCAATAGTTATTTCTTATATTTATATAACAATAAAATACTTGAGTACAAACAATGGATAAACTAATTTATGAACGATCTTTAAAATCCCAAGAGGCCCAAAGGATTGTTTTTGAAGTTCAACATGACTTACCTCTAGAAGCCTTTAAATTGAATTGTATACGAATGGCACACGCACTTGGATATAACAGTAAGTCTATTGAGGAGACATTTGGATCCATCAATGACTCAGGTGACCCAGCCCAATTGAAATTATTATTTGATTAACATGTCAGACGACTTATATAGCGAGGAGCCAGAAAAAACATCTGAGACTCCTTTAGAAATAACCATCGAGAAACCCCCTGTTGACTTACAGGAAATAGAAAGCGGTATATCCATAGATGACTCTTTGGTATACCTCATAGGACCTATAGACGAATTTACACTAACCGATATTATTGTTAAGTGTAGGGTCGTCATAAATAATCGTGATAGTGAAAAAGCTAAGCTTCCAATAAATTTAGTTATAGACTCTTTTGGTGGTTGTGCATTCTCTGCATTAGGCATCATTGATTATATAGAAAATCTAGACGTTCCGGTAAATACAATATGTAGAGGAAAGGCAATGTCTGCAGGAGCACTTATACTAGCAGCAGGTACTGGAACAAGATATGCTTCCAAAAGATCTACCATAATGCTACACCAAGGGATGGGAACATCCTCCGGCAAAATAGGAGACCTAAGATCTACTGCCAACTACTATACTAAGTTGGATGAAGTGATTGGCGAGATTCTAGAAGAACACACAAAAAAGACTGCCAAATGGTGGACAGAAGAAACAGCTCATGATAAATACCTTTCAGCCCAAGAAGCTATTGAAGTTGGTATCATTGACGAAATAGGATAGTATGAAATTAACAGATGAACAAATATTAGAAAATTGGGAGGCCCTTAAAAAGGTTATAACTTCCGAATTCACAGGCGACCGTAAAGACAAACTCTTATTAATGTATGAGTTCTTCCAGGAGAGAATGATAATAGCCCCGGCTTCAGGTCTTGAGCATTATCATAATTGCTTTGAAGGTGGGTACGTCGATCATGTCTTACGGGTTATCAAATGTGCAAAAGAACTCCATAAGACATGGAACTTAATGGGAGCAATAGATTCTGACTTTACCGAAGAGGAACTTTTGTTCTCTGCATTAAATCATGACCTCGGTAAAATTGGTGATCGCGAATTTCCATACTACATTCCAAACCCTTCTGAATGGCATAGAAAGAACCAAGGTAAGATTTATGACTACCATCCAAAGCTAAGACACATGTCCGTTCCAGATCGAAGTCTATTTTTATTACAAGACTTTGGGATACCATTTACTGTCAATGAGGCAATAGCTATTAGATGCCATGACGGATTATATGACCAAGCTAATGAGGTCTATTTTAAGACGTACAATCCACAGAAAGAACTCCAGAACCATTTACCAATACTTCTCCATCACGCAGATCATATGGCATCTAGAATTGAACATGATACTGCAAAGGCATCTAAAGTTGATAAGCCTAATAAGCTTCCCCGTGGCAATAAGAAAAAGACAGTATCTGTAGCAAGTGAAAAAGCCCACGACTTATTTAAAGACCTGTTCGCCGAATGATGATCTTCCTATATATTTTATTAGTAGTTGAATTGGCTGTTTCCATATTTGTAGTTTGGAATTTAGTACGGAAGCTAGATACAGTATCTTCGGATAATGAAGACTTATATAATACTATGGTTGAACTATATGGCGACCTTCATAAAACCTTTAAGGAGATGAAGGCTATAGACCATAGAGGAGGCTTTGAGGCCGAGGATGAGACTGGGGCCATATTCAAAGATTTAAAATCAGTTATAGATAAACTAGAGGATAAGTATGGAACTGATAATGTCTAGTCCTATTTCCGATTTTTATGATAACCATGATGAGCTCCAAGCAGCTTTCGAGGCTGAATATCTGAGGCCTGGAAGGAGGGGCAGACCTCGTAAAAATAAAATGTATTTCACTCCAGTCACAGAGGCAGCAATAATAGCTTACAATCAAGATGACGATCAGCCAAAGAGGAATAAGATCTATAGGGAACACATCCACTATCCCCTATATAAAATGGCTGAGAATCTGATTCATAGATTCAAATTTTATTATATGGATGGTTCTGCTGAAGATGTAAAATATGAAGTCATATCTTTTCTATTAGAGAAGCTGGGCAAATACACACCTGACAAAGGTAGAGCATTTTCATACTTCAGTATAGTAGCTAAAAACTACCTCATCCAGAATAACAATAAAAGCTATAAGAGACTAATAACTAGGACCCCACAAGAAGCTATTGATAATAATCGTAATGTAGTGAATGAGATTATGCGAACTCATAGGCAAGAATCACTAACTGCATTTCTTGACCACTTCATTAAGTATTATGATGCAAAAGTGGATTCAATATATAAAACAGATAGAGACCGAAGTATAGCTTATGCTGTTTTAGAACTATTTAAAAACCGGGACAATATCGAGAACTATAATAAGAAAGCCTTGTACATTATGATTCGCGAAATGACTGGTACTAAAACCCAATATATCACAAAGGTGGTTAACGAAATTAAATCAGAATACTCCAGGCTATTCAAAATATTTGAAGCCGGTCGTACGATTTAACACCTGACAATATTGTCACAAAACTTAGAAAATACATCAGTAAGACTATGGGTGTAGCTTATTGATTAGAGAGTTCCTTAAGGTAAAAGCCAATAATGGCATAATAGAATAAAAGGAAAATAATTATGAATAAATTAATTTTAACAATAGCCTTGATATGTGGATTCACATTCATATCTCAAGCACAAGAAAAGGGTGACTGGTACGTAGGTACTGGTGACGTTGCAAATGTTGCATGGACTGAATGGTCTATTGCACCAACAGTTGGATATGGCATAACAGATGAACTAATGTTCGGATGTTCTGTAAGTCAGGCTGATGAGACAGTTGATTTAAGTGTCAACTTACATGCAAGATATTTTTACAAAGGATATTTCGCATATTTAGGAACAGAGGGTTTCAATCTAGATGCACTTAGCATCGGAGCGGGCAAGATGTTCACAATTAAGGACAATATTTATATTGATCCAAAACTCGTTTATAAAGCAGGAGAAGGGACTACCAACCTAACATTAGGTTTCGGTCTCAGATTCTAAATTAATAAAGCGAGCTCTCTACAACACACCCTAATGGCAATTTTGCCACAAAACTTAGAAAACAGGAGATAAAACATGGATTCAGTATTTAAATATATGAATGGATTTCTTGGAGGACTATTCGGAGTGTTAACAGCTCTACTTCCAATTACAATTCTTTATCAAGTACTAACTGGGAGCGGTGTTCTCGGTATGGATGTAATTTCAAACCTAACTTCAATTATCCAATCAGTCGGCGACAGCGGATTTGCAGGATTAGTTGTTATTTTGTTTGTTTGCTCATTTTTTATTAAGAAATAAAGTACATAAATAAATTCCTCCAAAAGGAATAAGTTATAATGAGTGCCTCGGTCAGTAATGGTCGGGGCACTTTCCTGTGTGGATATATATTTATTCATAGGAGAACCTTATGAACGGTGAACAAGAAATATTTAATGGGAAGAACTTTTCGGGTTTATTATCTGATATCTATACCAATGCAAAAAAGAAAGAACTCCAAATCAACAGTTTAATCAAAGATCTACAGCCTATGATTAAGAATATCGGAGACGCAACAGTAATTGTACCATTGATTGCTGAGTACATGGACATCAGTGTAAAGAATGATGACCACCTAATCAAAATGGCAGCAATAGTCCAAAGGGCAATGTCAAGATCTGCAAGTGATAATTCCTCAGGAGTATTATTAACTGACGAAGAGAAACGCCAGCTATTGGATACTGTCAAACAAATAGAAGAAGAGGTCACAACAAATGGCTAGACCATTTTCATCTACTTCAATGACGGCTGCTAGTTCACAACCAGAAAGCCCCCGACAAATTATATTCCCCGTAGAAGTAGTTGATGTTATGTTGAGTAAGAACCACCCGGAGTTCCCAGGTAACATCACGACAATGATAGGTTCTATTAAGGGCCGTAGGTATGATTCCGAAAGAGGGACCCCGATAGCAGACCTATCATGGTATAACCCTCTTGATCCCAGGGATCTAAAGATTCCTCTCATCGGCGAAGCCGTCTTGTTGGTTGAATCACCAAACAGAGGTATTGTCGAGTCCAAGAAATCAATGGCTTTTTGTTATATATCACCAGTCGGTATTTTGGGAGGCATCAGTAATAACGCACTCCCAGGAGCTAATAGCTCTGTATCTGCTGCTGGAGGTCCAACTACGTTTACTGGAAACATGGGACCCAAGGAAGAAACTCCCATAGGCGATTATGTCCCCGAGGCTTACATACCATCACTAGTTGCATTTGAAGGTGATCGTATCATACAAGGTCGCTGGGGAAATGCTATTAGATTTAGCAACACATCATTTGGATCTGAAGACAAATCATTCTGGAATAACTCTGGACCCGATGGAGATCCCATAACCATAATATCAAATGGCTTGGAAGAGTCCGGGAACCTTATGAGATCTGAAGATCTTAATGACGGCTCATCAAATATAATACTATCATCCACCCAAGAATTAGACTTAGAGGCTTCTAATAGACTACCACCAGGATATTCAGAATTAAATCAGTATGCCAGTAGTCAAATAGTACTATCATCAGATAAGATAATACTAAACTCAATGGAGGACAATGTAGTAATCTCTGGTAAGAAGGGAGTATCTATTTCAACCCCCGAATGGAAAGCAGACATAACTGATCTTTGTGATATATTATTAACGGTGGTCACAGAGTTCGCTGCATTCACCGACGGATCCAAACCTGCTACAACTGGCGTGGGACCTACTGGGCCTACCCCCTCGATGGCCAAGATGAAACAAATACTAACCAAAATAAAAACCCTCCAACAATAATATGGCACTATCAAAATCAATCTTAAAAGCATCTTTCAAAGATGCTCTTCTTGCAGAGACTCCAAACCCAACCCAACCGCAAAAACAGTCGGCAGAAAGAATAGCTGAAAAAATGGCAGATGCAGTAAACAAGTTCGTCAGAACTGCAACGGTAGTTTCATCAATAAACCCTTCTGGTACTATAACATCAACATTGATTACCTAATAACTTTATATTTATAGCTATAAGAAGGTATTTACATGAAAAAGAAAGAATTAGTAGAGATCATCAGAGCAGTAGTTAAGCTTGAAGTCAAAAAAGCTGTCAAATCTGCACTCGTTGAATCAAAGCAACAACCATCAGGTCCTATGTCATTAAATGAGGCCCTAACCCAAACCAAAGCCTCTGGAGACTGGAAATCTATGGGAACATTTGATAGCAAAGATGCTAGATCTTCATTTGCAGCAATGCAAAATGGAAATTCAAATCCTGGCATGAATGAGTTATTATCTAACCCCACAGTACAAAAAGACGAATCCCTAGAAAAAGCTTTCACAAGGGATTATTCTCAATTAGTAAAGGCTATGAAGAAATAAGTAATTGGCTAGGCAGGAACAAAGATATAACCCTTTAGATTTCGAACCCGATGTTGCAATTGGGATCGGCCTACCTTTGGTAAATGGTGAGGATGGAAAATATCCAACTCCTAAATCTGACTCAATAGAAACCGGAGACCAAGACGTAGGTTCCACCAAATTCAAAGGTGGGGTATTCCACTCCACATATACAACTACAGATCAAGTAAAGGCCAACATAAAGAATCTAGTTCTAACCAATCCTGGTGAAAGATTTTACCATCCAACTTTCGGGATTGGAGTACAAGGCCTGCTGTTTGAAAACATAACCCCTGAACTCCTTAAGAAGTTAGATAAAACCATAATAAAACAAATCCAGATATGGCTACCATATGTAACGGTTAAAAATATAAATTTTAATACCGATAGAATAGATAGTAATGAACTGAGAATTGGTATTGACTATATTATATTTGATAATGAAATGGATCTTCAAACCGTAGTCATATTTGCATAGAGTAACTTAAATGAATAAAAAAGAAGTTAAATATTTAGGAAGAGACTTCGGGAACTTTAGAGAAGGTCTTGTGGACTTTGCAAAGAACTACTTCCCAGATACATATAATGATTTCAATGAGACATCGCCAGGTATGATGTTTATGGAAATGGGTGCTTATGTAGGCGATGTATTATCTTATTACACAGACTATCAGTTAAGAGAAAGCTTATTATACCAAGCCCAAGAAAGAGCTAATATTTTAGACATAGCTAATTCGCTTGGTTATAAGGCTAAAGCAACAAGTCCTTCATATGTAGATTTGAGTGTTTATCTATACGTTCCTGCAACAGGTTCTGGAGCTTCAACAATCCCCGATATGGCTTATGCATTGACGATTCCCCAAGGGATGGTAGTTTCAGGGGATTCAACCACAGTAGATTTCACAACCCTGGAAGATGCCAACTTTTCGGATACAGGTTCTGCCAAAACCACAGTCTCTGTGTATTCCCTAAATACTAGCTCTAACGACCCGGATGCATTCTTAATTAAAACCAAAGTAAAAGCCATATCCGGTGAAAGTGTAGAGGAGACCTATAACATATCAGAAAGAAAGAAGTTTGACAAGTTCAAACTAGCAGCTGATAATGTTATAGCTATAGAGTCCGTCACCGATGCAGATTCTAATATCTGGTATGAAGTTC